GACGAGGGCTGGAAGTTCATCTCGGCCAGCAGCAAGGCGAAGCCCGGCATCGTGGACGCCAACAAGGACGAGGTGCATGACCCCGACGCGGTCTATGCCGGCCGCTGGGGCCGCATCAACGTCACGCCCTACACCTACGCAGCCAAGGGCAACGTCGGCATCTCGTTCGGGCTGAACAGCGTGCAGATCCTCAAGCATGACAAGCCGTTCGGTGGCCGGGGCAGCGCCAAGAACGACTTCGACGCCTGGGCGGAGGATATGGAGGACGCCCCCTTCTGATCCTCGACGCGGCGGGCGTATTGCGCCCGCCGCCTTGCGTTCTACGCGAAAGGGCTTGCATGCCGACGATCTACTGGGACAGCGAAACCCGCTCCCTGTCCGACATCCGCAAGGTCGGCGTGTACCGCTACGCCGAGCACCCGAGCACGGCGCACATCCTGTCCCGCTTCCGGCTGGACGACGCGCGCCAGGTCGAGGTGCGCTTCGGCGACCCGCTGCCGATCGAGATCCGCGACGCGCTGGAAGACCCCGCCGTCCGCATCGTCGCTCACAATGCCACCTTCGAACGGCTGCTGCTCCGCAACGTGCTGGCGCCGCGCCACGGTTGGCCTGACGTGTCCCGCGACCTGGCGCGCTGGCACTGCACGATGGCACGCGCCCGCGCGAGCGGGTTGCCCGGCTCCCTGGAGGGGGCGCTCGCCGGCCTCGGCCTGCCTGTCCAGAAGGACAAGGAAGGCCACAGCCTGATGCTCCGCATGTGCCGCCCGCGGCGCCTGGAGGCTGACGGCACGCCGGTCTGGTGGGAGGACGAGCCCCGCCTAGCGCGCCTGGCGGAATACTGCGGCGTCGATGTGGACGGCACCCGCGTGCTCGATCGGCGCCTGCCGCCGCTGGCGGAGGGCGAGCACGAGATCTGGGCCGCGACGGAGGAGATCAACGACCGCGGCGTCCGCTTCGATCTCGGCTTCGTGGCGGCGGGCCGACGCGTGGCCGAAGACGCGCGCAAGGATCTCGACCGGAAGATGCACGCGGTCACGTTCGGTGCGGTGCGGGCGGCGTCCAACGTGGGCGCGCTGAAGGAATGGCTGCTGAAGCAGGGCGTCGAGATCGCCCCTCCGGCGGAGGAAGACGCGGCGGAGGGCGAGGACGATGACGCCGAGCCCGAGCTCCGCCGCGCCGATGTCGCGCGCCTGCTGAACACCGCGCCGCGGGGGCCGGTTCGCGACGCCCTGACCATCCGCCTGGAGGCGGCGAAGAGCAGCGTGAAGAAGCTGGACAGCATCGCGGCGCGCTCCGACGCCCGCGGCTACGTCCAGGGGCTGCTCGGGTATCACGGGGCGAGCACGGGCCGGTACACCGCGACGGGCGGCGTGCAGATCCAGAACTTTCCGCGCGAGACGGTGAACGATTGGGACGCGGCGCGCGAGGCGCTCGATCTCGGGGCGCCGACCGTCGATGCGCTCTATGGGCCGCCGCTCGATGTCGTCAGCAAGATGCTGCGCGGCTCGATCATGCCGAGCCCAGGCTGCGAGCTCATCTCCGCCGACTACGCCGCCGTCGAGCTCCGCGGCGTGGCCTGGCTCGCCGGCCAGGACGACCTTGTCGAGGATCTGCGGGCGGGCGCGAAGATCTACGAACAGATGGCCGCGAAGGTCTTCGGCCAGAAGCCGGAGGAGATCGGCAAGGAGAGCCGCGAGCGCTGGGTGGGCAAGCAAGTGGTGCTCGGCAGCGGCTACCAGATGGGCGCGACCAAGTTCGAAGCCATGTGCGCCGCTCTCGGGAAGCCGGTGGAGACGGAGCTCGCCGAGCGCGCGATCCGCACCTACCGGTATGAGTACCCGCGCGTCCCAGACCTCTGGTACGAGATGGACGACGCCGCGCGTGCGGCTGTCCTCAACGACGGCAAGCGGTTGGACGCGGCCGGCGGGCGCATCGCCTTTCGCCGCGACGGCGACATGCTGCGGATGCGCCTGCCGAGCGGCCGATACCTCCGCTACCGGCGGCCGGAGGTCGAGCGCGACGAGAAGTTCGGCCGCGACGGCGTCACCTACTGGGGCGTCGATAGCCGCACCCGGCGCTGGTCGAAGATCCGCATGTTCGGCGGCCGGTGGGCCGAGAACGCGGTGCAGGCGCTCTGCCGCGACCTGATGATCCTCGGCATGCAGCGCCTGCGCGCCGCCGGCTACACGATCATCACCACCGTCCACGATGAGATCGTGGTCGAGAAGCCGATCGGGCAGGGCGACGTGGACGAGGTCGTCCGTCTCATGTGCGAACTCCCCGACTGGGCCGCCGGCTTCCCCCTCTCGGCGGAGGGCTGGAAGGGGGAGCGCTACGGATGAAGGCCCAGGAGCACAGCGACACCAGCGCCGCGGCGGCGGAGGCGATCGAGCCCGCCGCGGCAACGCTCCGCATGGCGGTGCTCGGCGTCATCGCCGCGACCGGCGGGGCGACCGACGAGGAGATCCAGGCCGCGCTCGGCCTGGCGGGCAACACGCAGCGCCCGCGGCGTGTCGAGCTCTGCGAGGCCGGGCGCGTCGTGGACAGCGGCGCGCGTCGTCGCGCGAAGAGCGGTCGCCAGGCCGCGGTGTGGATCATCAAGCCGGAGTGGTGGTGATGCACCGGACCATTCTGAACCCCGCCGAGCGCGTCTTCGCCCACGCTCTCGGGGCCGCGCTGGAAGAGCAGCGCCGGGCGGCCGGGCTGTCGAAGGCCGAGCTCGCCCGGCGCCTCGGCCTGGCGGAGAGCACGATCTTACGCTGGGAAGATGGGCGGGGTATCCCGCACCTCAGTCTGCTGCGGCGGGTGGCGGTCGAGCTCGGGACCACCGCCCTGGTGCTGCTGTTCCGCGCCGAGCGCCGCGCCGTCGCGGCCCCGGCACCCGCGGGTGAAAACGGGTGACGGGGTGACGGGCGGGTGAAGGCGGGTGACAGATTGGCCGGAAAGCCTAGACTTACATGAAAAACAAGGGATGCCCCATTTCTCTCGGTGTCGTTGCGTACATTGCAAACCAATGCTTTAGGCGCGGGTGATTTCACCCGCCGACCCGATTTTGCACCCATTGCGGGGGTCGGCGGGTGACGGAATCGCATCCCTTAGCCCCCTGCAATTCGGGCTAGTCGAGGAGCCCGCGGCGGAGCTCGTCGGCCGGGACGCTGGTGCCCAGGAGGGAGCCAGCGCGAGCGGCCAGCATGGGGTTGATGCCTCCCCGCCGGGCCGCCTCCGCAGCCAGGGCGGCGTCCACCCTGCGCGCGGCGGCTGCCTGCTGGGCGGGGTCGGTGGTGGAAAGGAGACGGGCGAGGGCGTCGTTGCGCCGTTCGGCCGAGCCTTGCATCACCCGGCGTGCCCCGGCCCCCGCCAGGCCAGCCGTAGCGCCCAAGGCCGCGCCGGGGCCGAAGCCGCCGCCGCCGAGCCAGTACTCGCTCAGGCCACCGGCCGCCCCGCCACCCGCGGCCCCGGTCGCGAGCTCCTGCATCGCGGCCTGGCGCCGGGCCGTTGCGCTGTTCCGCAGCACCGTGTTCTCGAAAGCGGCACCCGCGGTTTCGCTGCCCAGTGCTGTCGGGCTCGTCCCAAGGTAACGGGCCAGCAGATCGAACCGGCGAGCCGCGTCGCCGGGTGCCAAGCCCAGGGCGTCGGTGAGCACGCGGATCTGGTCGCGCTCCATGTCGGTGTCGAAGACCGCGCGCACAGGGTTCGCCGTGCCGGTCCTTGGGACGGTACGGAGCCGGTCGCGGAGCGCGTTCATGCCGCCTTCAACAAAGTGCATGCGCTCGGTGTCGGTCATGCGCTCGATCGTCGTCCGCAGTTCGGTCGGGCGGGTTCGGAAGATATTCTGGCCGAGATCGAGGGCGTCGTTGTGCGCGCTCGGGCCTGCCCACAGAAGCCGCGCCTGCCGGTAAAGGCTCGTGCCATCGGGCTGCACAGTGAGCTCGTCCAGCCGATCAACGATCTGATCGCGCAGCCGGCGGGCGGAAACCGACACCGGGCTGCCTCGGCCGGAGCCGCGGAGCTCGCGCTCGATCAGTTGGTCCAGGCCTTCCTTCGCCGACATCAGATCCGCGATCGTGGGCTGGCTGTTCGCGGTTGCGGGGCGCCCTTCCAGCGTCGAGATGGTGCGGGCGTCACCGGCTGCCGGCTGTGCGCGGCGCCAGAGCGAGACATCAAGGTCGGTCTGGAGCGGCGCGTTGTTGGAGCGCACGGCGGTGTAGAGCGGCCCCGCGTCCTGGCTGCGCTGCGTGAACAGCGCCTGCTTGCGGATATATGCGTCTTCGGCATCGCCGAAGGTCGTCTTGAGCGCCTCAAGGATGCGGTCCATTCGGCCGCCCTGGCGCGTCTCAAGCTGGCGCGTCAGGTTCGCCATCGCCTCGCCGGGCTGCTGCGCGAGGGCTTCCAGCGCGGTGCGGCTGTTCGGCCCCATCGCCTCCGCCAGCGTCGTGCCGGTGTCGGGAAGCCCGGCGGCGGCGCGCTCGGCCCGATCGTCGGCCGACGCCTCGACCGCCCGCAGCGCGGCCCCTGGCGCCGGTTGGTCGCGCGCCACCTGTTGCGCCAGAAGGCGATCCGCGGCGCCCTGCGGGTTAGCAAAGTCCCGGAAGGACTGAGCGGTCCTCTGCGCCAGCGGCCGGGCGCCCTCAACGGCGGCCCCGCCCAGAGCGCCCACGCCTGCGCCTACGCCCGCGCCGACAGCAGCGCCTGCTGCCATAGCGCCGACACCGCCCTCGGCGTCACCGACGCCCTGGAGGGCGCCCTGGCGCATGCCAGCGTTCGCCCCAGCCGTCGCGGCTTGGGCCACGCGGCTGCCGGTGGTGGCGGCCCGTGCGGCTTGGCCCGCGACGCCCAGGCCGGGGATCAGCAGCGTGGGCAGGCTGCCGGCCACCTCCAGGCCGGTCGCCAGCACCGGGCGCTCTGACCTGTAGCGCTCGACGTTGGCCCGCTCTTCCGCAAGCGCCTGGCGGTACGGCGTCCCGAACAGGCTGCGGACACCGGCCGTGATCTCGTCGCCGAAGCCGAAGGTGAGCCCCTGCGCGGCGGTCGCAACGCTACCGGGCAGCGCGGCACGAGAGGCCTGCTCACGGCGCCCGGAAACACGCAGCACCTCATCGAGGAAGCGGTCGATCTCGTCGTTGGTCGCCATGATCGACTACTCCACCAGAGAGGGGTTGATGTTGGCGGCCCGCGCCGCGCGACGGCGCGCTTCGATGTCGCCGGGGAACCTTGTGCGGATGCGCTCGGCGATCTGCGCTTCGGAGGCGTTGGGCGGGCGCGGGACGCGGGGGGCGGCGCCTTCGCTGTTCGCACGCGCGGCTTCCGCGGCGGCCCGGCGCTCCGCCACAACGTCGCGGAAGCCAGGGACGACGTTCTCCGGGTTGAGGCCGCGGCGCGTTGCGAGGCCGGTGTAGAAACCGCCCACCTCGTTGACCTCATTGCGGTACACTTGCATGCGGTCGTCGGCCACCGAGCGCATCTGGGCGATGGTGCTGGTGGTGAGCGCAGCGCCCTGGTTGACCCGCGCGATTTGGGCCTGCATCCAGCCAGGCAGGCCGCTCGTGCGCTGGATCGTGACCACCTCTTCGCCGCGCACAACGCTGCCGGGGTCGAGGATGTTGGCGAGGGCGAACACGGCGTCGAGCGCCGCCACTTGGTCGTATTGCCCGGTGCGGGCGCCTGTCTCGATGCGGTCGAGGGCCGTGTGGATCGTGCCGTAAAGCGGGACGCTCTGGGTGAAGCGCTGCACCTGGGGCTGGCGCAGGAACTCCCCGCGCAGCGGGTCTTCCTGTTCAGCAAGGCGCGGCGTCTCACGCGTAGCCAGGGCGCGGATGGCTTGGTCCTGCTCCTCGCGCGTACCGAGCGACGCGATCATGCGGGCGCTCTGCGCCGGCACCCCAAGCCCGGTGATCTGGGTTTCCGACAGCACCGGGCCCCGCTCGTTCGCCGGGCCGTAATCGCGGCCGAGCTCGCCACTCGGCAGCATCTCGCGCACCCGGCCACCACTTGTGATGGTCTGCACGGTGGGCGGGTTGCGGGTCAGCCAGTCAGAGACAATGCGCTGGCCCCCTTCATGGTCGCCGCGTGCGAAGCTCTCGGCCGCAAGGACGCGGAGCTCGGCCGGCATGTTGGCAAGCGAATTGCCGTTGAAGCCCGGCGTGCGGGGCGCGGCCCCCTGCACTGGAGCCGCGAGCGCGGCCTGCTGCGGCGTTAGCGCGGGCGCGGGCGGGGTCGTGGGCGGGGCGGCGGGCCGTCCCCCCGGCATCCCGGCGATGGCGCCGTTGTTGATCGCCATGAGCCGCTCTTCGTAGTCCGGCGCGTTCGGGTCCAGCGCGTTGCGTGCGGCGATACGCTGCGAGACCGCCAGAGGCGCTTCGCCACGCTGGGCCACAGGGGCCATGAGCGGTGCCGGAGCCGGAGCCGTGGGGGTGGCGGCACCCGGAGCCGTGGGGGTGGCGGCACCCGGAGCCGTGGGGGTGGCGGCACCCGGAGCCGTGGGGGTGGCGGCACCACCGCCCAAGAGAAAGTTCGCCATCCGCAGGCCGGACGCCACTTGTCCCTCACGCTGGGCGATCTGGCTGCGAAGCGCCCGCTGCTGGAGCATCTGCTGACCGGCCTGGTCGCCGGCCTGCATCGCCGCCATCGGCGCCTGCGCTGCCTGCGAAAGCGCTTGCGCGCGAAGCGCACCGGCCTGGGCAAGCGGAATGCCGCCCTGGCCCGCCGCCATCAGGCTCGGGCCGAGCGTGCCCAGCAGCGCCTGCATCGAGCGCTGGCGCGCGAAGGCCTGCTCCTCCGGCGTCATGCCGGGAAGGCCGAACATCGGGGGCTGGGGCGTCGCGGGGCTCGCGCCGCCGCCAAGCCCGAAGAAGTCGAGGAGGCCCTGCATGTGTCTGTCTCCTCACCGGCTACCGAGCAGGCCGATCAGGCCGCCCGCGGCTGCACCGATCCCCGTGCCGATGCCGGGGAACATGCTGCCCATCATCGCGCCCGACGCAGCGCCGCCGAGCGCGCCCATAGCGGGGTTGCCGCGCGAGAGCGGGTTCGTCGCTGTCTGCGTCTGGCCGTAGGGGATCTGACCACCCAACGGCAGCAGGCGCGTCTGAAGCTGCTGGAGCGGGAAGTTCTGGGCCTCGTTGAAGCGGGCCTGCTGGTCGGAGAGGCCCGCCTGCTCCAGCGCCTGCTGCTCCGCGCCGGAAGCCGACAGGGCCGAGATGTCGGTGTACGCCGCGCGCTGGCCGCCGCCCGCCAGGTTGCCGGCCTGGCCGAGCGCCTGGAGCGCCGCCTGCTGGCCCTGGAGCCCAAGGTTCTGGTTGAACTGATCGGCCTGGAAGGTCCGACCCAGATCCTGCGTCGCCATCTGCTGCGCGTTGCCAAAGGCCTGGGCGCGGAGGTTGGCGCTGGTGCGCGCTGCCGTCTCCATCGCGTTCTGGTCGTTCATGCTCTGCTGGAGCGCCAGGCGGCTGCCGCCGAAGGCCCGCGACGCGATGGCCCGGTCAGCGAGGGCGTTCTCCGCGTTCCGCCGCTGGTTCTCGATGCCGTCGAGCGCGAAGCGCTCCACGTTGTCGAGGTACGGGTTCATGTACTGGGCCATGTCGGTGCCCGGCAGCGTGCCGGCGGCGACCGCGGTCGGCCGGTAGCTCGCGAGGCCGGCGGCGTTCTGCGCGAGCCCGCCCATGAAGCCGGCGGTCGCCCCCTGCATGTCGCGGACGCCCTGCTGCGCCTGCGTCTGGTCGCCGCTGAAGCCGGCCACCGTCTGGCCGGTGAAGGGGTTGTACGGTCGATCGGCGACCTGGCCCGCCATGTTCAGCGTGTTCTGGCTGTAGTCCTCCAGCCACGCAGGCAGCTTGACCTCGGTCGTCTGCGTCGCGGAGCTCGGCGCGCTAGGGCTCGGCATCGTCAGATCTCCTTCGTGAACAGGACACCGGCCGGCTGGTAGCCAAGCGCGCCTGTGTATTTCGTCCAACCGCGGCGGCCGACCGCCTCGACCCGCGTCGCGCCGTGTCCGCGCGCCCAATCTTCCAGGCGAGGCGCCAGGTCGAGCAGATCGCCCAGCCGTCCAGCCGCCAGCCAGTACCGGAGCGCCATGCGCTGCGGGTAGCGCACGAGCTCGGTGGCGACGAGCCCGTCGCCGTGCTCCCAGATCTGCGCGTCGCCGCGGCGCGCGGCACCGATCACATCGGCCACCGTGTGGGTGTTGCCGCCGCGATCAAGCGCCCGCTGCAAGCGCTCCATGATCTGATCCTCGCGGGTCACGATCACGCCGCGGCCACCGACAACACGCCCAGGCTGTTCACCGTGACGCGCCAGACCGACCCATCCGGGGCCTGGAGCAGGATCGCCGGGGCGGCCTCTGTGCTCGACACCGCCGGCGCGAAGGCGCGGCGGATTGCCTCGACCATCTGCCGCATGCGCGAGGCTTCGAACTTGTCCCCCGCGTCGGGGATCTGAACCCTCACCGCTGACCTCCTCGTGCCAGGTCGAGACGCATCTCGCCGATGCTCCAGTCCCGGTCCTGCGTTGCCTCGATGCGGAGCCGGAAGTCGCGGGCGCTGAAGCGCATGTCCATCCAGCCATCGTCGCGGGGCGCGAACGGCCCCTCGGTGTATTCCTGCCCATCCGCAGTGAAGCGGCTGTAGGCGCGCACCTGGGTGGATGCGTAGCCGGCCCCGCTGTCCATCTGCGCGCCGAGCACGTCCACGGTCGTCGCGCCGCCACGCGGCACGTCGATCGCGCCCGTCTCGGCGTACACCTGGCCGGTGCGCGGCAGGCCGGCGTCCGTCCAGCCCGTCTCATGCTGGTACAGGTGCCGGTCGGCACCGGCCGCGACGGGGTACGGATAGACGCCGCTGGCGACGCCGGCCGTGCGCGGCAGGGCCCCGATGCTCCACCAGCGCTCCTCCAGGGAGACGCAGGCGTAGCGGTCATTCTCCGTCGAACCCTGGCTCGGGTAATAGAACCAGAACTCCGGGAACACGCCGTTCGCCATCCCGAAGGACCGGGCGACGCCATAGACCGGATCGATGCCGCTGAAGACGAAGTCGCCGACATCGCAGGCGAGCGGCCGGATCACCCCGTTGTCGAAGGCGAAGAAGTTCTCGCGGCCCATCCAGACCGCGAAGCCGAGAGAGGACGCGAAGGAGGTCGGCGAGTAGAGCCCGCAGGCCTCACCCACCCGTTCGAACGAGTAGATGAAAGGCTGGCCGACATAGCGCGCGAACCAGGCGTCGCTGTCGGTCCAGATCAGGATGCCGCCGCGCACGCGCACCGCGTTCACGATCCAGCCGCTGATCGGCAGATCGAAGAAGCCCGCGGCGTTCGTCGTGCTCGCGAAGTTCCAGTCGTTGTAGTTCTCGCGGTCGGACCAGGCGACGCGGTACGGCACGCCCGCGGCCCCGAAGATCATCACATGGCGCTCTTCGGTCACGAGCATGGCGCGGTTGGAGATCGGCGCAGTCGAGACGGCGGTCGCGGTCGCCGGGAGAGCACCGCCGGAGGGGACGAGCTCCAGCAGCCGGCCGTCGCTGCTCGCCATCGACAGCAGCGTCTGGCCGAAGTTGTCGAGGCTGTAGACGGTCGGGCGCGTGAAGATCCGGGCGTCGCCGCCGGGCCGGGGCGACCCGAAGGTGCCGGTCCCGAACGCACCGATGCCGAAGCCGCCGCTCGCCGGGTTGTACGCGCCAGGCGGCACGAAGCCCGTGGGGCTGCGGTTCGTGATGGTGTCACCCTCCAACACGAACAGCCCGTCATCCGCCCCGATCGCCAAGCGGCGGATGTCGGCCAAGTCGCGCCACCAGAGCAGGGAGCGCGGGGCGCCGGTCAGCGGCGTGGCGGTCATGCGGTCCCAGCCGCCGACCGGCTGGAGCACGCCGGAGCGCCAGCGGACGAGGTTGGCGTCCCAATACCGGCCACGCGATTGCGCCGGGGTGCTGCCGCGAACGACGCCGGGGGGAATGGAGAGGGGCGCGAGCATCAGTCCGCGCCCGACCGGCTTGTGATGAGGTTGTCGATCTTGCGCTCAAGCCGATCGAAGCGGTCGAGCAGCCGGTTCGTGTCCTTCGCGATCTCGGCCTTTGTGACGTAGTCGCGCAGGATCTCTTCGCGCGTCTTGCGGAGGACGATCTCGATGCCGTTGACGCGGTCGATGGAGCCCTTGAGGAACCACGCGAGCGGCGCGATCAGCACGACGCTCACCAGGCTCCAGAGCAGTTGCGGGGTGATCTCGATCATCGTCACCCCTCAGAGCTTCATGATGTACGCGAGCGCGAGGAACGGCGGCA